ACTGTTCAAACTATTAATACTGCGTCTCAAAACTCGACTGTTGTATTTGTATCTACTGGAATGAGCGGAACAGGAACTACTCATTGTGCAGTACAGTTTTAATTAAAGGTATAAAATGGCAATTAAAGCAAATATCGTAATCGACCAAGGTACAACATACCAGACAACGATTAACGTTACAGATGAAAATGATGATGTTGTAAATCTTACCGGCTATTCTGCTGGCGCTGCTCTACGTAAGCATTATACATCTACTGCTCAAACTGCTTTTACTACTTCTATATCTCCAGCACTCGGTACTGTTACACTATCAATGACCGCAAACACTACTGCAAATGTTACGGCCGGAAGATATGTTTATGATTGTATATTGACAGATCCGAATGGAGCTATTACAAGATTAGTTGAAGGTATTGTAACTGTAACACCAAGGGTTACCAGATGACTTTTAACGTAAAAGTAAATCCAAATCCAGAAACTAAGATTACCGCAAAAGTAACTACCAATCAGGGTTTGCTTAATCCTAAAGCACTGACTATTAAGAACCAGTTGCGTGAATATCAGATCAATAGTCTTGAAGATCTACCAGACGTAGATGAAGTTTCTGTTATTAATGGAGCAGCTCTAGTTTATAACTCATCAACTGATAAGTATGAAGTGAAACCACTTGATACTAATTTCATTACCGGATCTATTGACGGTGGTGAGTTCTAATAAAGTGATAGTCGCCATCGACTCCTAATTCACTTCCACAGAACATTCCAGCATCAGACATTTCAAATCCAATTTCTTTTAAATACTCTACAACTTCGTTTGCTTTTGGTGCACCGAAGTTATAATCCATGTGTTGTAATTCCAGAATAAGATGATTACACTTTTGTAGAGTTTTTGTAGCACCTTTAAGTGCAGCAAGCTCTGCACCTTGAATATCCATCTTAATAAGATCTGGCAATGGAAGATTTAATTCTTCTACTACAGTATCGAGTGTTTTAGTCTTTCTCAATACTTTCTTATCTTCTGGGAATAACTGATCTGCCAAAGGAGATAACTCATTATTTTCTTTGTATAATGAATTGCCACCAGGGTGTTCTAGGTTTTCGTAGAACTCTACTTCTTCTTCCTTATCACTTAACAAACAGCCTGTTGCATATTGTTTAATGCCTTTTTCAATATACAATGGTTCAACTGCTTGCATAGCTTCGAGTGGTACTATCGTAGCATCTGGCCAAACTTGCTTTGCGGGATTTGACCAGTGTAAAACACACGCACCGATATCATAAATCACTTTTGGATTAATACCATCTGCTTTCATCTTATGAAGATAGTTAACGTGATCTCTTGGGAGCAATGGTTGATCGTGTAGTTCTTTTAATCTACGAAGAACAGGATCAACCTGTGGAACTTCAACATGCATGGTTGTACTACCAATATGGCCGCAAAGAATGCTAGGATCTACCCACAGTTTGAATCCAGCTCTATGAGCTTTTACACAAAAATCAGTATCTTCACTCTTAGTATCTTTATGGTCTAATGCATGGTGATATTCGAATTGTGGATAACCAACTTTAACAAACGTTTCTTTCTTTGCGAGAACACACCCAAACCCACAACCACCAATTTCAGTGAGTCCTTTGCCAACTAATTCTGAGATATCCATTCGTCTTTGATTTAAATCGTAAATCTCGATTGCTTGAACCGGAAGTCTTTGACGATAGATTCCAGTCACAAGATCTTTGTCGGCTGCTAACATTTTCTTTAATGTATCTGGAGCAAATGTAACATCATGATCTACTGCAAACAAGTAATCGAATCCACGCACAACCCAGTCTGCAATTAAGTTTCTTACCTGATCGACTCGATAACCATAGAATGTCTGGAATGTTGTATCGTATCCAGCTGGAATCTCTAAATCATAAATCGATTTAAACGTATCAGCTTCGATATATCGAGCAGTTGGTATGGCAATCAATATCTTTTTCATAATGGTCTCAAATCATATTGTCCAGGTTCAAACGGAGATTTGGGTGTTTCAATCCCAAGAACTTTATTTGCATTTTTTGTTTGTTCTTGTGAGTTTACTTTATAATCATTAATTGGATTAGCATCATTATAGTTATACACTACTTCTGGAATGCATATAACATTATTAGGATCTGCCATTTCAATCATAGCATAGAATACAGAAGTATCACCACCAGCTTTTAGCCAATTGCCATCTTCATCTTTAAACGTATCATACCCATTTTGAGTTACAAACCGATGCATCAGTCCAGCTCTGAATGTACGTAGATGAGTATAAGGCATATTCCAATTAAACTTATACTTCTTGTATTGTTTAGTTGCTTTAACTTGTGGTGGATATTCTTGAGCAATTAGTGGTATATTATCTATAATAGACCAGCACGATCCGTACGTAAACTCTGCACTTTCGTTATAGATGTTATTATACTTATGGAATAGAGTTGGATTGTTTACTAACCAATCATCTCCATCGAGCAGCATAACGATTTCATAAGGATTAGTATTTTCAATAATAGTATTTACGTGATTATAAACTGCGCCTTTGTTCTCATTATTATTAATTAAAACAAACTTGCTTTTAATTTCTGAAGGTAATGATTGTATATAAGTGTAAGCAACATTATACGTATCATCTGTAGATTTATCATTGATGATGTACATCGTATAGTTATCATAATCTTGCTGAGCAACTGAAGCAATACATTTATCAATATACTTCTCAGCATTATAAACTGGTGTAACTATAGCAATATGATTAAATGGTGCTTGCTTTGGTTCTTGTACTTCTTCTTTATTCAAGAAGCGACGGCCGAATGTTTGACGCACTTTAGTATTGATCTTTTGAACTTGCTTGTATTCATTAATCGGTAAATAGTGTTTAAGCTTGCGATAGAAGTGTTGCTTCCATTGAAGTGCAACAGAATCCCAACCACAAATATCTTTTACTTGATTGCATGCATACATCTTCTGTTGGTGCAAGTACTTATTATTATATACATCAATAACCATTGCAATAAAAGAATTGATCTGTACATCTTCATCAAGCCATGGACAAGACCAGTTACGTTCAACAGTATAACGCATCTTGTAGCATGCTTGCTCAATAGCAGTTTCTTCTAACGCACCAAAGCGACATGTGATTAATGGTACATTATGAGCAAGAGCTTCTAGAGTTGATATACCATATGTTTCTGGGAAAGCTGCTGGATAAACCATGTACGAAGCTTTACGTAGAATGTTAGAGATCTCTGTCTGTGTAATGATCCCAGTAAACTCTACTTCAGGATGCTCGGCTACAAGTTTGTGCCAATCTTGTTCTTGTTTGTCTGGTGCAGAACCTTCACGAAACTTATAATAACCACCAATAACTTTTAGTTTCGCTTGTGGAATATGCTTTAAAACTTCTGGCCAGATCTTAGTTACAAGCGGGATCATACCTTTTGTAACAGAAGAATTGTAAACAAATAAGTTAGGATCTTTTTGAGAAACGTCGATCCACTCTTTTGGTAGATTGCCAATGCCATTGCGTGTTTCAAAGATGTGTGGCTTTAGAATATCAAAGTTTCTTTTGGCACCATGATCGCATGTAGTGACATACATTGTATGCCAATCAGATAGCGTAAAGATTTCGTTGATACGACCAGTGTTAACAAAGAACTCGATAAGCTCATCACCATCACAGAAAGTATCATGCATCCAAAGAACTTTATGCTTAGCATTTGCCATAATCTTAGTAAAGTCTGGCAAGCCACCAATAAAGTTTTTGAATTGATGAATCATTTCACGTGGAGCAAAAGATGCTACAGAACGAGATCCTACAACAATATCATAATTGATATCATCAATCTCTACAAATCGTAGAGGTTTAAATTCAACGTTTTGGTAAACTCCAGGAACACAATCATCCGATTCACAGTCGTTATAAACTGTGACTTGAAAGCCAATTTTTGCTAATTCTCTGGAAACGTAGATTACGGCAGACTCAGAACCGCCTAACCCTCTCTTTGAAAGAGTTGTACCATCATAGCAAAGGCCAAGTGTATCAATAAAAGCTATCTTCATATACAGCCCATTATAAATAAAACTAAATAAATGTCAACTAAATAGTTGATGTACATAGATATATATCTGCTCGAAGAGGCCACATGGCGAACACGATACCTATTATCCACAAGAGAACTTTCGTATCTGGTCGCCTGCCTGAAGCAGCAAATAGTGCTAATTCCAGATATATCCATCCTGGCGAACTTTCAATAAATCTTACCGATCAAAAGGTGCATTCTTCTAACGGAAGTGTGATCTTCGAAGTCGGTGCAAACGTATCTTCATTACGTGTTGAATCTATTATTGCCAATGGTGTAATGGGTGCGAATGAAACACATCTTATGTCTAATGGCACTGCCGTTTACTGGTCGAATGCTAGAGGATATACTGGATCATTTGGTTTCACCGGTAGCCAAGGTGATATTGGTTACACTGGATCTAAAGGTGATATAGGTTTCACAGGATCAAAAGGTGAAGATGGTTATATTGGCGCAGATGGTTATACAGGATCTCGTGGTTTCACCGGTTCTAGAGGAACTGTAACTCCAAGTGACGGTGCACCAGTTTCTCCAATCGATGGTCAGATCTGGTTTGATTCTACAACCGGTAAATCATATTTCTATTATAACGATGGAACTTCTTCACAGTGGGTTCTGTTTGCTGATCCTACTGTTACTGATGGTATAGATGGTTATACAGGTTCTAAAGGTGATATTGGCTACACAGGTTCTCGTGGTGATACAGGATTTGTTGGTTCCAGAGGTTTCACTGGCAGTCAAGGTGATATTGGTTACACTGGTTCCAAAGGTGATACAGGATTCACTGGATCAAAAGGTGATATTGGTTTTACCGGATCACAAGGTGTAGGCTTTACTGGCAGCCAAGGCATTCAAGGCTTTACAGGATCTAAAGGAGATCTCGGTTTTACAGGATCTCAAGGTGTAGGATTTACAGGATCTAAAGGCGATACAGGATTTACTGGTTCTGTCGGCTTTACCGGCAGTCAAGGTCTTCAAGGATTTACAGGATCTAGAGGTGATACTGGTTTTGCTGGTAGTCAAGGCGATACTGGTTTCACTGGTTCCACTGGCTTCACTGGTTCTAAGGGTGATGTAGGATTTACAGGGTCTAAAGGCGATACAGGATTTACAGGATCTCGAGGATATGATGGTAGCCAAGGTGATGTAGGTTTCACTGGTAGTCAGGGTATTCAAGGATTTGCCGGTTCACAGGGTTATGATGGTAGCCAAGGTGTTGTTGGCTTTACTGGTTCACAAGGTATTCAAGGATTTGCCGGTTCACAGGGCTATGACGGATCACAAGGTTTCACAGGATCTAAAGGTGATACTGGCTTTACTGGTTCACATGGTGATACTGGCTTCACTGGCTCTCAAGGTGATGTTGGATTTACGGGAAGCCAAGGCTTTACTGGTTCTCAAGGTGATGTTGGATTCACAGGCTCTAAAGGTGATGTAGGTTTCACTGGTTCTCAGGGTGATATTGGATTCACCGGCAGCCAAGGTATACAAGGTTTCACTGGCTCTCAAGGTGATGTAGGGTTTACAGGCAGCCAAGGTTTCACCGGATCTCAAGGCGATATAGGCTTTACCGGTTCTCAGGGAACAACCGGTTTTACTGGATCTAAAGGTGATACAGGATTCACTGGATCGATTGGTTTCACTGGTTCAGCTGGTGTTGATGGTACTAGCGTTCAGATTCTTGGTTCTGTAACAGATTATACATTCTTACCAAGCGGAGCTTCAGCTGGTGATCTATACATTATCTTAAACTCCGGTGGTGGTTATAACGCCGGTGATGGCGCCGTGTCAGATGGAGCTGGTGGCTGGTCAAACATCGGTCCAATTAGAGGACCAATTGGATATACTGGTTCACAGGGTTACACTGGTTCTCAAGGCACTCAAGGTGATGTAGGTTTCACCGGTTCACAAGGTAATATCGGTTTTACGGGTTCTCAAGGATACGATGGTTCACAAGGTTTTACCGGATCTCAAGGTATTCAAGGTGACATTGGCTTTACTGGTAGCCAAGGTATTCAAGGCTTTACAGGATCGCAGGGTGACGTTGGATTCACTGGTAGCCAAGGTATTCAAGGCTTCACTGGTTCACAGGGTTATGATGGTTCACAAGGTATAACTGGATTTACTGGTAGCCAAGGTGATATTGGTTTTACAGGTTCTATTGGCTTCACAGGATCTCAAGGTGATGTCGGATTCACAGGATCTCAGGGCTTTACAGGATCTCAGGGTGATATTGGTTTTACCGGATCTCAAGGTGTTGTCGGATTTACTGGTTCTCAAGGATATACAGGTTCACAAGGCGATCTTGGTTTCACCGGCAGTCAAGGTGACATTGGTTATACTGGCTCTCAAGGTTTTACCGGCAGTCAAGGCAATACGGGTTTCACTGGTAGCATAGGATTCACTGGTTCTAAAGGTACAACTTATATTGGATCAACCGCACCAACAAGTCCTACTAATGGTGACACTTGGTGGAATTCTGATAATGGCACAAGATATGTTTATTATGATGATGGCACATCTTCACAGTGGGTGCAAGAATCTATTATTGGTCCACAGGGGTATACAGGATCTGCAGGATCTGGTGTTGCAACAGAAATAAGTCGTACTATACCACTCGCTTCCAACTTTACTCTGCAAAACACAGCAAATAATTTCACTATAACTGACACTACTTATGGTCTAGCTTTAGAAGCGCCAAATATAGGTACAAATATAAGATTTGCTAAAGTGAATTCATCGCCAGGATCAACGTGGACTATTACGTCTAGAATGGAAACAGTATCGTCAGGATCTCCATCAAATTATCCTTGTGCTCTAATATTAAGAAATTCTTCTTCAGGAAAAATAATTATTGCTGGTTCGTATAATGGTTACCAAGAGTTAATTCAAACTTGGTCAAGTTATACTGGATTTAATTCAAACTTGCTTGCTCCAACAAACATGTTTTCTCCTATAACATGGAGAAGAATAATTAATGATAACACAAATCTTACGTTTCAATTCTCGCGTGATGGCAATTATTGGTCTACGTACTATACAACTACTCTAGCAGCGTACATTTCATCGATTGATGAAATTGGATTTGGCTCAATGACAGGCGGCGGCGCGACTTCCATGATATTACAATCATGGCAAGTAACATAATAGGATTATAAATGGCTTTAGATTTTCCATCATCACCAGTTAA